GTACAACCCTTTGCATGGGCCTGGGTGGAATTAACCCAGTTAGCTTTGTCGTCAGTCAAAGCTCACAAAATCTCCCGTAGGAAAAGTTGTTCCAGAGGTTCTAACTGCGACTTTCTGTTGATTGAACAGACGTAGGTTATCTATAAGAACTGATATCCGAGACCCGTCACCCGGAGGTAACATCTCAGACGAGGAGCCAGCCACGTACTCCTCAACCAACGCATCCTTCATTTTGTTAACATACGTACGGACGTAACAGGCAGGGATTAGTTCCTGTTCAGCCCCCCGACGTTGTTTCAAGACCTGAGAATAAGACGTTGAGTTCGGTATAGCGATGGTACGGAATTGCTTCCGAGTAGCACGAGCCTTGGCCCACGCAACCCCCTTCTCCCTAACTCTTTCAATCTCTTCTCTCATCGCCCTGTGTTCATCACTGACACCAAGGCTGTAACCGTCTGGCACGGGAGCCATCCTAATTACACCAAGCTGTCTAGAACGTTCAGACTCTGGCTGACTGGTGAGCGCACGCCGAATTTTCTTGTCTTTGCGGCACACTACTTGAAGGTGAGGTGGTATCTCAGCAAGATGTTTGTCCTTGCTCTTGGCCAAAATATTGCTATTCCAGCGTACTACCTTTCGAAACGTTTTCACATCTGGAGAGGCCTGGGCGGCAAAGCCCAGGACGTCCTCAACACCAGGGTCCATCCACACGGCGGAAGCGTTAAACTTCCGTACGCGACTACCGTTAGAAAACAAGGTGGAATTAATTTCACATAGTACATCGGAAACCATGGTCTTTTCCTGATTGACTACAAGGCCCACCTCGCTACCTTCAGCGATAATCTGTCCTCGAAGATCCGTGTCGGTTCGTACCTCCCTCGTTAGGAGATCGTCACCATTAATGAGCAGCCTATGTCCAGACCACTCTCGGAACGAAATCTTCTTCCCAACGAGCAAACTGTTCAATGCCAAATCAACAACGGTTTTGTTAATCAGGCACAAGAGGGGAAAAGACATCACCGACCCCATGGGCTGACCGGATCCGCACTCCACCCCTTCCAGTGACAAATTGCCGAGGACCTTGAGGGCCTTCAACTCGTCGTCACTGATACTTTCAGCTTGCTCTATCAGTATGTCTATCGCCGACCGAACGTACTCGGTTTTAATATTGTCTGTCGCTGCTGAGTAATCGAAACTCAACAGCGCGGCGCCGTTCAACCTACTGATGTGCCTCTCGGTTGGGTCTCCGACAAGCAACCACCCTTTCCTTTTCAGACTGTCGTACAAACTGTAATGCATAGGAGCGAGTATTCGCGTGTTCTCAGAAGAGTACACGGTTACTACCCTCGGCTTACCGGACGAAAAGACAAGCTCAGTCCGGAAGTCAGTCGAGAACTCCTCTAAATTCCAGTTGCCCCCATCCTTCCGCTTGAAACGCCGGGTAGCGTTACCGTTAGGAATAAAAGGGCGTCTTCGGCGGTCCCACCCTTTGTCAACATTCGCGCGAAGTGCCTCCCGAAACCGAGACAAGTGCGACGAGTTGACAGGCTGATGACGAGACCTGTCTTCTTTCCACTGGCTTAGCTTTGACTGAAAAGAAGGTAAACAGTACCTGCAGCAAGATCTTTCAATCTTCTGTACAGTTTTGAAGCTAAGTTCCCAGACTGGATCAACGTCTGAGAAGCATTGTCGTACGGCGTTTCTAAGGCCACCGCACTCTATTGAAGCCGGCAGGTCACGGATCAATGGCAAGCCGAACCCCTTAAACCATTTCACCAATTGCTTTGCTCTACCTGCTAGAGCCTGACTTAACATACATCCGCCGTCGTCGCGTGGCAACACCGTATAAGGGTTGTTACTAGCGATGGCAGGATCACTGCAAGTCAAGTCACTCACTAAGTCCGTTTCTTTTAGTTCCGTAACTTCAGGGGGACCATCACCCTCTTCAGGACCGAGCCTGGCAAGTACTTCCTCGACGACCCAATCAGAGTCGTAGCTGATCCTCTTAGAAATCAGTCTATCTCTGAACGCATGGGCACCTCGATAAGGAAAGTCACGGAACGCGCCATCACCACACTCACTTCTTTTTATTCCCCCCTCCTGGTTCGGGTAGGAAATGTCAAACATCGGTAAAGAACCATTAGCCACATACCAATCGCGACGGGTTGTGCACCCGCGGTCATGGCAGTGTAAGGTTTCGTCAATCCAATGCTCGTAGGCGAGGGCGTCGTCTGACCTAGCCCTACTTTGGTTCACACAAGACCCGCCCGGTACCAGCGAACCCGAAACACAGGGTTCACACGACTGTCTATCGTTAACTGGCAACTGAGGGCTAAGGGACTGCGGAGATGCTCCCGCAAGGGGAGTCTGACTCCCCGCCTTGTGGATCATTTCAGGTAACACCGTAGCAGTTACGAGTACCTCGCCTTTTGACATCGATTCCCAAAAATTTATTAACCTAGGTACTGATGTCATCGTTGTAATTTGGTTTTTAGACAGAGTTATACGGCAGACTGTCACTGCGTCCATTTGTGCTGGTTTCACATGGGCGGTTTCCCTCCCAGACACATACCCGGCTGGCCCGGAAGGCATTTTTGTATTACGATTAGGATACTGCTACCTTAGCAACTTCCTAGAGCATGTATGGTCATGAACCCGAAGACATACGTCCTCTCCCGTTTTGTTTTACAACGATGCGGTTACGTTAGAAGCTTTCTTAAGGCGTGAACTCCAAATCCCTGGGGATTACCACCGACAGCCGCTTCTTCGCATACCACACCACGTGCCTCCGTAGAGGTCGCCTGTATGGGCTGCAAA